TCAGTATAATGAACATTATAAAACTTGGCAATAAGAATAGGGATATGTCAGCCAATGAATTAGTCGATATGATTAGTCAGAAAGTCCCAGCCAGTGTGCAAATTAACGCTCTTCGAGATACTTATCCACATGGAGAAATTAGAGGAGATGTCTTTACCATCGGATCATTAAATGGTGAACCTGGAAAATCTTTGAAGATAGACATAAATCCAAGATCACCATATTTTATGAAGGGATCTGATTTTAATGGAGCCGAAGGTGTTGGTGGTATTGTAAAGATTTTAATGGAGGGCAGAAACATGAGGCTGCCTGAAATCAGAGAATTGTTCGGAAACTATCTGGACGAATCGTCACCATCGCAGCCAGATATCCCAAAAGAATTAAGCGTAACATTTAAAAAAACATATGACATAAACACGCCATTTGATCACGAGCACTTATATCTGTCAGTTGATGGCGAACTATTATGTCGTGTTCGCAGATATAATATTAAAGATGAGAATGGCAATCCAGTTATGGACAGTCATGGCAAACCTAAAAAAGAGTTTAGGCAGTTTACAGATGCGTCTTATCCAAAGATACCTGATGTAAGACCTTTGTATAATTTACCAAATGTTGTTGCGTCAGAGAAAGTTATATGGGTAGAGGGCGAGAAGTGTGCTGATGCACTAAATGAGATCGGATACACTGCAACGTGTACAATGGGAGGAGCTGGTATGCTTTCTCGTAAGTCAGCCAGTAGGTTTGATTTCTCACCATTACAGGATAAAGAACTTATTATTTGGGGTGATAATGACAATGCTGGGCGTAAGGTAGCTGAACTGGTACAAGAACTGGCATTAAATGCTGGTGCAAGGTCGGTAACAACATTAACGCCACCAAGAGGTAAGCCAGAGGGTTGGGATGCCGTTGATGCCATATCAGAAAGCTTTGATGTACAACATTTTTTAAATACAACAGTTAAGCATACCAGACGTAATATAAATTTACTTGATGATAGTTTACTGGTCAGTCGATTTGAAGGTAATGCACCCGAACAAAAGTTTTTGGTCGATGGTACATTCCCTTTGGGCGTGCCAATAATATTTTCTGCAGCGGGAGATGCTGGTAAAGGAATGATGACACTCGATTTAGCTATGAAAGTAGCATCGGGTCAGCCATTAGCCGAGAGTTTTGGTAGCTCTATCGGGGAGTTTGGCAACGTGGTAATCTTCACTGCAGAAGATGATGAAGCAGAAATGCACAGGAGGATTGAGCGTTTGGATCCGAACAATTTAAGATTTTCTTACAGGCATGAGCTACGAGTCGTGTCACTTCCTAACGTAGGTGGTGTGTTTCCTATACTACAAGATACCAGAGATGGCTACAGTACCAGCGAAGAATTTGAAAAACTTTACGAACAATTATTGCAAATGAATAACCTGAAGCTGATTATCTTTGATCCTCTGGCTTCTTTTGTTCATGCTGATGTAAATGCTGATCCAGCGGCAGGAGCTGCTTTGACTGGCTTACTGGCACAGATCGGAACTGAGACTGGTGCGTCAGTTGTTATGTGTCATCATATGACAAAGATCAAAGATGATACAGTGGTCAATACTCCAGAGCAAGCAAGGTTGCTTATAAGAGGTACGTCAGCACTGGTTGATGGTGTGCGTTGTGCGTTTGCGTTGTGGCAAGTTGACGAAGCTACTGGGCGTAGACGTTGCATGGATATCGGAACAGAATATGAGCGTAACAAATGTTTTGATGGTGCAGTTGTAAAATCAAATGGACCAGCTAACAGAAACATTAGACATTTCGTCAGAAATAGTTACTCTGGATTATTAGAGGACAAGACAGAGGAGATCAGACGATTACATTCTGGAACCAACAGAGAGATCAAAAAAGATGCCTTGTTCGCTTGGATAGCAACCTGTGAGAGGGAGGGCAGAGCGTTGACACAACAATCGGGAGCAGATGCAATACAACAACGTATGGCTTCAGATGCTGATGCACCAAGGGTGTTGCAAAACTTAACGCAGCGAAGTATTGATGGAATTGTTCGTGAACTTATCCAGGAATCACGAATCGGGAAATACTCATTCTCAGCATCGGGTGGTCGTAAATGGCTTGGTACAATAGATGGTGTAATGTCTAGTGGAGAGTATGAAGCAACCACAGCAACGGATAATGTCTAAGAGGGGCAGATACAATAAGACCAGTAAAAAATACAACGAACTGATTGCGTTTACAAAAAAATTAATCAACGAAAAATCAAACCAGCTAGATGAGTCCGAACAATTATTCGAGGACGATCCCAGGGCAGCGAAGGAAAAAGAATATGGTCGAGTCAGAAGAAAGCCGACTCATGTTTTTTCTAAAAGTACATTAAGTGATATTTAAACAGGGGTGAAAAATTTCACCCCCATTTTTATCTTTACAAGAATAGTTATTAACAAATCTTACATAGGTAGTGTTCTGTTAATTTTCTATTCTCCTCTAATATAATTAATTAAAAAAAAAATTACAATAGTTGTTGACATATATGTAATCAATACTATATTGAACTATTATTAACTATTTTTTAGGAGGTCAGAATGAAAAAAGATGAAATGTCAATACAGGACTGGGAGGATTTAAATCGTTTCTTGGATCACGAGAATGAGATTTTAGATCGCCCATCAAGTTCTATAACTTCAGATGCTATCTTAGCTATTGATCATATTTTAAATGTGATTGAGAAGAGAGATGTTAAGAAGTGTACTCAAGATACTCAAGAGTCTTACGTTGTGTTAAAGGATTTAAAACACAAGTTAGAAAATGAGTATGTAATTTATAGACCATAGGAGGATAAAATGTATGAGGTCATAATAGAAAAGCATTGGGAGGGCAAGAAATATAACGTCAAGCTTGTCTCCTGGGAAAAGAATGGCAGTGGAGTTTCATTTGGTAGAGCATTTGAAGTTCCATTCAAGAAAGCCATGAAAGTCGCCGAAGAGCAGGCAAAGAGTTATGATGCACCAATTATTAAAAAATATTAGAGGTAGTGTCCGAGTGGTTAGGAGATGGTCTGCAAAACCATTTACAGGGGTTCGATTCCCCTCTACCTCTCCAACTATTAGTCAAATTTATTTGACTATGCAATCAATACAATGTAATAATATCTTTAACTATCAAAGGAGCAAGTAGATGAGTAGATATA